GCGCACGATCACGTCGACGTACTTGGGGTCGAGTTCGATCAGCCGCGCAACGCGCCCTGACTTTTCCGCTGCGATCAGCGTCGTGCCAGAGCCACCGAAGGGATCGAGCACCACGTTGCCAGGGCGGCTCGAATTGCGGATCGTGCGCTCGACCAATTCCACTGGCTTCATCGTCGGGTGCAAGTCGTTCTTCTGCGGCTTCTTGATGTTCCAGACATCCCCCTGGTCGCGGTCACCACACCAGTGGCGTGTCGCCCCCTCGGGCCATCCGTAGAGGATAGGCTCGTACTGGCGCTGGTAGTCGGCGCGCCCCAGGGTGAAAGTGTTCTTCGCCCAGATGATGAAGGTCGACCACTTGCCACCGGCGGCGCGGAATGCGGCCTGCAGCACATCCAGTTCGCTGGACGACATCGCCACGTAGATCCCGCCCCGGCAATGCGACACGATGGACGTTAGTGCCGCCAGCAGGAAGTCGTAGAACCCGTCGCCCAGGTTGTCGTTCAGGATCGCGCGATCCTTGCCGCGCATCTTGTCTTTGGCGCTGTTGGCGTAGTTGACGTTGTACGGCGGGTCTGTGAAAACCATGTCCGCCTGCTCACCTTGCAGCAAAGCGTCGTAGCTGGCGGCCACGGTGGCGTCGCCGCACAGCAGTCGGTGCGGGCCCATTATCCAGATGTCGCCCGGACGCGAGATGGGTGTCTCGCTGACCTCGGGCACTTCGTCGTCATCGGTCAAGCCACCGCGATCTTCTTCGCCCGGGGCCAACAGGTCTTGCAACTCCGCATCGCCAAAGCCCAACAGGCCCAGATCGATGTCCATCAGTTGCAACTCGCCCAGCTCCAGTCGCAGCAGTTCCGTATCCCAGCCCGCGTTCTCGGCCAGGCGGTTGTCGGCCAGAACGTAGGCACGACGCTGTGTGTCGTTCAGGTGGGCCAGTTCGATCACCGGCACTTCGTCGAAGCCCAGTTGCCGCGCCGCCAACAGCCGACCGTGGCCTGCGATGACGCCGTTATGGCCATCGACCAGGATTGGGTTTGTCCAGCCAAACTCCCGGATACTGGCGGCGATCTGTGCGATCTGCTCGGGCGAATGGGTTCGTGCGTTGCGGATATAGGGGATCAGGGCACTAACCTGGCGCCTCTGAATGTGCAGATCGTTCATGCCTGCACCTCGCGCTCGATCGCCACCTCGGCCCAGTCCTGGCCGGTCGCGTCCAGGGTGATGGGGGTGTCGGCCCACAAGCGCCGAAACCGCTCCACTGCCACATCGACGTAGCCGGTGGCCAACTCGACGCCGCGCAACACCCGCCCGGTGCGCTGGGCAGCGATTAGGCTGCTGCCGGAACCGCAGAAAGGCTCGAAGCAGATCTCACCCACATCGCTGTATGCCGCCAGGATGTGCTCGGGCAAGGCGACCGGGAACACGGCCGGATGGTCGATACCTTCACCGATTTTCCCCTTTTGCCGCATGATCCGAATCACAGCGTCGGGGATGCGCGTGCCCTGCGTAGGCTGGCCCGCGTGGGTCCAGCCGCCAATCTCGCCATTGGCCTTGCGCATGGCGGTGGAGCTTCCATCGGCACGCAGGTGGGTTTCCTGACCAGCCCATTTGCAGGGGACAGTCTTGTGCGGTCGCCGCGTCTGCCGATTGAAGTGGAAGATGAACTCAAAGCTCGGGGCCAGCCGTCCGTTCCAGTCGCCCGGCATCCCCGGCCCCTGATCCCAGACGTACCAGGCAAAACGCCGCCAGCCCTGGGTGCGCATCCAGGCCAGCCAGCCATCCCAATACGCGATGAACTCGTTGTCGCGGTGGATCAAGCCGAGGTTGACCAGCACCTGGCCATCGTCCCGCATGGGCAGTGCTGCGCAGACGCGTTGCATCAACGTGTCCCAGTCCCCGATCCCGCCAGTGGTGTAGTGCCGCTGGTTGGCGTAGGGCGGACTGGTGAAGCACAGTGCGGCCTGCCCACCTTGCATCAGGGCAGCGACCAGTGAGGGATCGCCTGCATCACCGCAGGCCACGCGGTGCGGCCCGATGCACCAGATGTCGCCCAGGCGGGTGACGGCCCGCAGAGGTGGCTCGGGCACATCCTCGGCTTCGGACGATGAAGGTGGATCGCTCACTTGCGACTCGAGCAAGGAGGCGATCTCGGCCGCCTCGAAGCCGGTCAGTTCCAGATCGAAGCCCTGCGCCTCAAGGTCGGCCAACTCCAGCGCCAGCAGTTCCGCGTCCCAGCCGCCCCGTTCGGTGAGCTTGTTCTCGGCCAGAATGAAGGCGCGTTTCTGGGCTGCACTGAGGTGGGCCAGCTCGATTACTGGCACGTCGGCCAGGCCCAGCACGCGCGCGGCCAGCACGCGGCCGTGACCGGCGATGATGCCGCTGTCCCCATCAACGAGGATCGGGTTGTTAAAGCCAAACTCGCGGATGCTGGCCGCGATCTGGGCCACCTGTGCCTCGGAGTGCGTGCGCGCATTGCGGGCGTAGGGAATCAGAGCATCCAGAGGGCGCTGTTCGATGTGCATCAAGGCTTGAATCACCATGAAAAAACCCGCCGCAGGCCAGGCCTGGGCGGGTTCGGGATGTGGGTGAGTAGGTCAGCGGCGGGGTGCTTGCCCTGTTCGCACCGCTGTCCAGAAGATAGCTCAAATACTACCCCCGACCGGACTGATTTGTTGCAGGCTCCGCGCCTTTCAAAAAGGACAATCGAGGCAAACAGCGGACAAACGCGGCAAGCATTACCCTGCTTGGCCTACGATTTTGGAGGACGCGCGGACGCCTTCGCTGTTGAGCTGTTCAGCGACGATCTCCAGCGCCCGCTGCCAGCGCCGCCACGCCGTCGTGCGGTCGCAGGCAAAGCGGACCGTGATGTCCCGCCAGCCGTAGCGCTTGGCCCGCATCCACACGAGGTGACGCTGCTCGACCTCCAGCCACTGCACCCAGCGCATCGTCTCCAGCATCCGGTCGATGTCCTTAGGACTTGGCAGGCATGGCCGGTAAACCGTCTCGTCGGCGCACAAGCTCTCCCACTCCTTGCGCATGATGGCAGGCCAGCTATTGAAGTAGCCCTGCACACGCACCGGTGGGAGGCGCCGTCCGGTGCTGGCGGCTTCCTCGAGGCGCGCCGCCACGTCCTCAATTGTCCAGTCGCTGCGAATCACGTCACACCTCCTGCCCAACGTCGTGGTGCTGGATGGCCCAATACAGCAAGGCCAGGGCATCGGCCTCGTTGTCGTCAGCGGGTGCGTGGCCACGGGCACGGGCGACTGCGATGACGTCCTCCTTGCCTGCATTGCCCTTGCCAGTGGCATGCTTCTTGATCGTGCCGACCGGCACGCCCTGGTACGGGATCTGGTGGTGCTCGCACCACGCCGTGAGCGTGGCGAGAAAGCCGCCGTAGGCGTGCGCCGCGTCGGTCGAGACGTGACGCCGCACCTCCTCGAAGTGCAGCGCGTCGATGCCGTCGGCCACGGCCTTCAGTTCCGTGAGCCAGCGCTTGAATCGCAGGAAGCGCATTCCGCCGCCTTCGAAGCGCTGCGGCCGGAAGCTCTCCGAGCCGCTCGTGATGTGGCCGTCGCTGCCGCGCAGTGCCCAGCCGGTGGTGGTGCCCAGATCAAGGGCGAGGATGGTCGTGGTCATGGTGTCAGTCCTTATCCGGTGCAGATCTGACGCAGCTGACACTTCGTGACGAAACTCTCCATGAGGCGCGCGCGCACGCGCACGCGTAGGGGTTACGACAAACTGCGTCAGCTGCGTCAGACTGCTTGGTTTTAATGGGATCAGTCGTCCGCGTAGGGGGTGTAGGCAGGGGTCGGCGGGTGCTTGAGGCCAATGCCCTGAAACCCGCGCACACCCATTCCGTTGCGCCATTTGTCCAACCCGCGCGTGATGAGCAGATCGGAAAAGCGGCGTTGTGCGCCGACAAACTCGCCAGAGGCTTCAGCCCACTGCTTCCAGTCGTTGAACAACTCGGCGGTCAATGACTTGGCGTTGGGTTCACGCACGCAGCGCTCATCGAGCCAGCGGCCCAGGGCGTCCTCAGCTTCGAAATACTCCTCCGTCGCGTCCACCACGCGCTGCGGTGGAGAGAGTCGTCCGTGGCGCTGCCAGTCGAGACAGCCCTGCACGGCCCACGCGAGGATGCCGTCACGTTCGGCCAGGAGCTTCTGTTGCAGGTTCTTGTCGCGGCGCTCGGGCGGCACGGTGATCGTGAAAGGGATCAGGTGCAGCCTGCGTTTCATCGCCTCGTCGATGTTGCGAATGGCGGGCTTGTGGTTGCCCGCCACGAACAACTTGAACTGTGGGAAGAACTCGAAGAAGTCCTGGCGCATGAAGCGCGCCGAGATCTTGTCGCCACCGGTGAGGTTCTTGAGCTTGGACTCAGCCCAACGTTTGCCCTGTTCAGTTTCGATGGCCGCCACGAAACGCGCGCCGCGCAGTCCCGCCATATCGGTCGGGTGCCGGTCGGTGCGCGTTTCCATGAAGGTGTCCATCGGCGCATTGGTCGCGTAGTCGCCCAGGATGGTGGCCAGCGTGTTGACGAACACCGACTTGCCGTTCGCACCTGTGCCGTACAGGAAGAACAGCGCGTGCTCTTGCGTCGATCCGGTCAGCGCGTAGCCGACCATCCGTTGCAGATAGGACTGCAGTTCCTTGTCACCGCCCGTGACCTCGTCGATGAACTGCCTCCAGGTCGGGCAGTCGCCGCTGGGCGTGGCTGTGGTGATCTTGGTCATCCGATCGGCGCGCTCGTGCGGGCGCATCCGGCCTGTCTTGAGATCGACCACGCCGCCTGGCGTGTTGAGCAGCCACGGATCTGCATCCCATTCGTCGGTGGTGGCCGCGTGCCTGCGGTCAGCACGCGCCAGGCGTTCCACACCGCCGACCGTTCCTGCGCTGGCCAATTTGGCAGCAACCTTGGGGTTGTCGGCGCGTACAGCCGTCTGGCGACAAACGCTGCGGATCAAGTCCGTGGCCGCCAACGTGTCCTCGGTGCGCCAGCGTTGCCCGTCCCACACCAGCCACTTTCCCCAGCCAGCCACGTAGCGCCAGTCGCGGTGGTAGCGGCGCGTGAAGGACAGCGCCAGCGCGTCCTCCGTGCCCCAGACGGATTCGTCGCTGCTGACCACCGGATCAACGTCATCGGCGACGTCGTGCATCTGCAAACGTGGGCCGTGGGTGAGGAAGGTGGCGACATCGAATCCCTCGGCGATGGCGTCGGCCACGTCCCAGCCCTCAGCGGCTTCCTCGGGCGGGTACAGGATGTGGCAGGATTTGGCTCCCGCCGACAGGATGGCCTGTGCCGCCTGCGTGGCGTACTCCCAGCCCGGCTTGTCGCGGTCGGGCCAAATCAGAACTGCCTTGCCGGACAGCGGCGACCAGTCGGTCTTATCGACCGGAGCGTTCGCCCCGTGCATTGCCGTGGTGGCCACGATGCCCGCGTCGATCAGGGCCTGCGCGCACTTCTCGCCTTCGACCAGCACCACCTGCGCGGTACTGGTCATCCCTGGCTGGTTGTAGAGCGGACGCGGGTCGGGCGGTGCCATCTTGCGTCGCTTCGCATCCCAGGGCCGGAACTGCTTCTTCTGTCCGGGCGGGTCGTAGCGGTAGACAACGGCGATGAGATGGCCTTGGGCGTCGAGGTAGTCCCACTTGGCGGTGGCGGGGCCGAGTTCGTCGACCGGCACGTCTTTCTTGCTGGCCTTGCGTACTGGTGCGGAGCGCGAGCGTCCGAGCAGATCGGCAGCGGCGTCGAGCACACGCGGAAAGTCGTTCAGCACGTCAATACCGAGGTGCGCGGCGATCAGTGCATAGATGTCGCCGCCATCGCCAGTGGCTCGATCCGTCCACAGTCCGGCCTTCTCGCCATCGAGTACCACCTCGAGGCTGTCGCCGGGACTGCCCAGCACGTCGCCGATCAGGAACTTGCCACGGCGCTTCTTGCCCGCCGGGAACAAGGTGGTCAGAACGGACTCAAGACGCGCGAGCAGTTCAGCACGCAGTTCTTCGCGTTCGGCATCACTGAGGGTGCGGCGGATGGGGTTGGGCAGTGGCGCGATGTCGTTGAAGTCGAGGGTCATTCGGCCTCCTCACCATCAGCATCACCGGTGCGCCCTTGCGCGGCGGTGCTGCGGGCTGCCCACGCAGACAGTTCGGATGGTCGATAGCGCACCAGACCGCCCATCAGGTAGTGGGGAATCTTGTACTTGCTGCGCATCTGCGGATCAGCAAACCAGTAGTACGGCAGTCGCAGTGCGGCAGCGGCCTGCTTGGCGTCGATCATGGGTTCGACGCCACCGATGAATTGCGTGTCGTTGCTCATGTTGTCCTCCAGCAGCGGTCTTGCCACGCGCACATCCGGCATTCGAAGTGGGTCGGATCAACGAAGGCGCGTGGCAGCAGTTCGCCAGCCTCGGTCGCCGTGATGACCTTCACCGCCCGATCCGACATACGCTGGGCCAGCGCCGCGTCAAAGGGCACGAGTTCGGTGTAGATCTCCATCGTGTCGGCGTTGAGCGCCGTGAAGATCGCGGGGTGCTCGTGCAGTTCGAGATAGGCTTGGTAAATCGCCACTTGCGCGGCGTAGATGGGCTTGGAGACGGCCAAGCCCTTTTTCTCCAGATCGCTCCAGGACTTGTTGCCCAGGCACTTGCACTCCCAGAGCGCGGGATAGGTGAAGCCCTCAGGGCCTCCAACGACGACGCCGTCGACGTGTCCCTGCAGGCGACCATCGGCCACCGAGAAGCCGAACTGCTCGCCGTCGGCCTTTCGGGTGCGCAAGTCAAAACCTGCGTCCCGCAGCCACGCGACCATGCAGTCCTCCATGACATGGCCACGCTCGAAGATGCGCAGCATCCGGCCCGGGGTGTCCCGCCCGTGGTCGATGGGAGCCTTGGCGTATTCGAACTGCAGCGCGCGCTCGCAGGACACCCCGAGGCGCGAGGCCCCGAGGTACTGGCGCTCAGACTGGCGGGCGCGGGCCTGCTGCAACCCGACATCGACCAGCGCAGTGATCTGACCCGAAATGCTCGAAGTGGAGTTGAAGTCCATCATGGCTTCTTCCCCTTCGGTTCTTCCCAGGGCAGGTCGTCCTCCAGGTCCGCGAACGGATTGGCGGCATCGGGTGCCAGCGGATCGGGCGCAGGGGTCATCCCCCGCACAGGCGGGTATTTGGTGGCCTCGTGGTGCGCGACCATCGCGTCCGACCAGCAGGTGACGATGGCGTCGATTACCCGCAGGGCCTCGGCTTCGGAGTAATCGCCCAGCGGCTTGGTGAAGCCGATCTCGTCGGCTGCCTCGCCGAAGGCCTTGAGGCAATGACGCATTGCGGTCAGTTCGACATCAGACGGATCAATCATGGCGACCTCCGTCCTGTCGATGCGACCTTCCTTGGCCCGCTGCCAGTTGCCGTACAGCGCGTGAAATGCGTCCTGGCAGCGACGGGAACAGAACACCCAGTCGATGGGATAGCGCCGGGGATCGCCCACACCGTGGCGGTTGTCGGTGTGGCCGTAGCCCCGGGCCTGTCGTTTGCAGACCCAGCATTTCACGCCCCCTCCTCGAGTTCATCGAGCAGCAGGCCCAACTGCAGGGCAGCGCCAGCAAAGGCTGCCTCGCAGCGGCGCTTGAAGTCGGGATAGCTCTGCGAGCTGCGCGCAATCGCCGTGACCGCGTGAATCTGCGATTCCAAATGCGCGAGCCCCTGATCGGACAGCCACTGGTGGTGCTTCTGCGAGATGCCCTTGCGATTGCGGATCTCGCCCAGCAAGTCCTCTGGCAGCACCGGCCCGTAGACCCAGCGCAGCGTGATCTGGCCGACGACATGCGGAGGGTTCTGGTCGTGGCCCTGGTACTTCCAGCCGAACAACCGATAGATGGCGCGGTAGTAGTCCGGGTGGAAGCGGCGCTCCCACGATGCGCAGGACTGGCGCAGCAACTTGGAGATCAGCTCCTGCAGCGCATCCGGTGCGCGGTGGTGCTGGTAGCCAGTGGCCTCGTCGATCAGAGCGACCTCGCCGGTGGTGGCAAGAGCGCGCATGATCGTCAGGCAGTTACCGACGATGCCCTGGCGTGCGCGGTGCAGCGTGCCTGCAATGGCTGCGTCCACCACGGAGGTGGCCACGTCCGCGATGATGCCTGCAGGGAAGAACTGGGTCTGGCGTCCCGATGGCAGCAAAATCGGCCCGGATGATTTATCCAATAGAGACAATGAGTTAGGTGCAATTTCAGCCAGAAAACGGGCGAAACGGCCACCCTTGTGCGATTCGTGAAAACCGAGCAGCTTGGCCAGTTCCTTGCGGACGTAGCCGCGCTCGCCGGTGGTGAGCACGACCGCCTCGCAGTCGAGATCGCCGAAATGGACGACGCCGTAGTGGCTGGCAGTGAGCATGGATGCGTTCATGGCCACCTCCCTCACTGCGCCCACGACGGTTTGCCCGTCACGGGTGCGCGTTGCTGAGCCGGGGTCTGGTACGCGGGTGCTACCTGCGCTGGTGCACCGGAAGTGCCGCCGCCTGCAGCCTTGGTCGGCACGCCCATCAACTTTGCGTAGTCGGGGTGGTCGGGTTCGACCGCTACTTTGACCACGTTGCGGTCCTGGCCCTTGCCGTCCTTCTCGATGTCGACGCGGGCGAGGAACTCCAGGCCATCCAGTTCGTGGAAGCCTTGAATGCGGCGCGCAGAAGAAGCCTGTGGGCTGTTGTCCTGCGGGTGGACGTTGCGGGCGCTGTTGAGCGCCGCGCGAATGAAGCTGCGTCCCATCTGGCCCCAGGTTGGCCCCTTCTTGGAGTGCAGACCGATGTTCGACCACATCTTGCGTTTGGCGTGGTCGCCAGCGGTGACCACGAATTCGGCGGCGAGGTAGATCGAGCCGGTCTCGAAAGACTCGGTGGCGTAGCCACCGCCCCAGCCCTGCGACGGGTCGTCGTAACCACCGGGCTTGAGGGTCATGCGCACCGGGACAACGGTGCCCTTGGGGATCAGATCAAAGCCGGATTGCTGGGCGTCGGCGTCGTTGAAGTCATTCCATGCGGTCATTGCGATTACTCCTGAGATTCGATGTGTGCGGGGGTGGCGGCGCTGGCAGGCGCGGCGGAAGCGCCTGCGCACTTGGCGATCAGCGCGCCGAGATGCGGCGGCTCCAGCAGGTCGAGGCGACCGCTGCGGTCTTTGGCCGGAAAGCCGTAGGGATTGACGGTGTGGGTGACGAAGGCGCGGTAGGTGCTGCCGTCCTCGGCCTTGATCTCGGCCAGCGTCACGACCTCATCGACGATGCCGATGAGCGCGCCGACGGTTTGCTTGCCCTCGATCTGAGGCACAAACACATTGCGGTTGTAGTCATCGAGCTTTTCGTCGAGGATCGACACGAACACCACGTTCTTGCCGCGTGCGTGCTGCAAGTGGGTCAATGCGCTGATCATTTCCTGGCCGAGCAGGCCATAGGCCGCGCGCAGGTCAGGCTTGCCGGAGCGGTCGCTGACGGCACCCGGCTGCGTCTTGCACCACGCGAAGCACTGGCGGGACAGCTGGGTGATCGAATCGAGAAAGAAGGTCTGGTAGCGGTCGAGTTGCGCCGGGTCACCAAACTTCTCGATGACGTGGTCGTAGTGCGCCTGCGAGAAAGCGCTCTCAGGCGGCAGCGACTTGTCCGGGCCCGCGAGGAATACGAAGAAGTCGCGGCTCTCCGGCCACGAAGCCGGGCGGATGGTGTCGCCCGGCCAGTCGGCCACCGCCAAGTCACCGGCCTCGATGTCGAGGAACAGCGTGGTGGCCGGGTCGAGGTTTTTGAGCTGCGTGGTTTTGCCGATGCCGGACTTGCCCAGCATCAGCAGCTTCACGCCCTTGCGCTCGGCCATCCGCTCGACGGCGGACACAATGGGGAGCTTTTTCATGCGGCACCCCCATCGAGCGTCAGGGTGATGGTCGGCTTGCCTTCCTCGACCGTGCGCGCAGCGGCGAACTGCTCCTGCAGCGCGGTGGGCCAGTTGGTGTAGCGGGACTCGGACACCGACAACTTGATGTCGATGTAGTCCTCGACCTTGTCGCCCGAGGCGACGATGCGCTCGGCCATCTCCTTGAGGATGGTCTGGCTCCAGGTCACCTTCTTGGGAAGCTCGTACTTGACGTGCAGCGCACCGTCGCTGACGTGGGCGGTTCCGAAGTCGCGGCCGGAGTCACGCAGTGCATTTCGGGCCTGCTCGCCATAGCGCTGGAGCTTGGCGGCATCCAGCTTGACGCGCAGCTGCTTGAGGTAGGCAGTGGCCTCGTCGACATTGCGTTCGGCAGCGACGAAATCGGTGATCGGCAACGCCACCAACTGGGCGGTGCTCATGGCAGCGAGGTCGGCGGGAAAGATGGTCAGATCGCTCATGGCCGCGCTCCTCACTGGTATGCACGAGTGAAGGTCGAGTGCCGCGAAACGCGACGCTCGAAGGCTTCGACTTCGGAGATCAGGTAGGTGACGCGGGCACCGAGCTTGCAGAAGACCGGGCCGAGCTGTTCCTGCCGCCAGCGGCGCAGGGTCTTGACGGAAAGCCCCCAGCGGATGGCCAGCTCGTTTTCGTCAAGTGCGATGCGCTGTGGCGCACCGGTTTTGGCCGGGATCGGGCCAGATGTTGCGTTGGTGAAGTGGGTTTGCATTTCGATGTGCCTCCTGTATGAAATGGGCACATCGCAGTCTCCGCACGGGCTTATGGGCCGTGTCTGGTTCGATTTATGGGTGCGTTTATGTGTTGCGCCTCACCCGGTATTTCCCGCGCGAAACCAGCTCAATCACCTCCTCACGCGCAACCTTGTCGCCGAAGGCATCGTCGAAGGATTGGAAGCCGGTGTTGACGGTGACGGCACCATTCACCTCTTTCCACGACATCACGGGCGGGGCACTTCCTTCGGTCCCCCACATCAGCTTGATGATCTTGGCGCGCGCTTCGGTGAGATCAATGGACGACTCCATGTGCGGGAGCTTGAGTCGCTTGCCACTGAAGAACTGCGCCGGCTCCGGCTCACCCACGTGGGTTGCGTAGCCGCGCAGGACACGATCAAAGGCGTCGGTGTCGAACGCATCTGCTCCATCGGCCATGCGCACGAACTCATCGAGGCCGCGCAGCGTGTGGTCACGGGGTAGCGAGGCATTGGTTCGCGTTGGGCACAAAACAACGCCACCACGCGGCCACACGGCGTCGGCAAGCACTGCGGTGATCTTGTCCTGCGGCGCGCGTGACCATGCTCGGGAAACGAACACCGGTGCGAAATCGTGCGTGCCAGCGATACGCTGCTCACCGAGGTGCCACAGGTGATTCGGTGTCCGGCAGATGTTGCTGGAGCGTCGCCTATCCTCAATGCCGATCAACGCCGACAGATCCGCCAGCCACGAATCCATCTGGATGGAATAGAGGGCGATCCCAGCCAGCGGTTGGACGACGGTTCTGCCGTTCAGCGGACTACAGTAGCTGTAGCGACCGGCGTCCTCGTCGACATCGACTTCGACTTCCTGCTCGGAATCGAGAAACGGCACCATCACATGGGTGAGATGGCCTGCGGGCACGATCCAGCGCCTCTGAAGAAACTGCTGGTAGTCGCGCCCGAGCCTGTCAGCCAGCACTGATGCGTCGAGCCGAGGAAGGTTGTCCAGCGCGAGGAAGAAGCTCAGATGCGGCGACGTCATCGGCGTCCTCCTCAGAACTGGCTCAGTACGCCGATCTTGATGAGCTGTTCCTGCACGCGCTTGCGGTCGTCGTCCGTCCTGCTCTTGTCGTTCAGCCCGTTTGGCGCGGTGATTTGGACCGCCACGTTGTGCGCCTTGCGGTGCGGCGTTTTGGACATCCTCATGACCAACTTCACCTGCACGAGCGTGTACTGGCTCAGGTCTTCGGCGCAGTAGTCCTCATAAGCAACCTGATAGATGTTGCGGCCGTCACGCCGGTCGCGGGTGATTTGCATCTTGCTGGAGAGTTGCCGCACCACATCACGTCCGCCGTACTCTGATGTTTGCTCGAACGGCTTGGCCACCGTGATTTGCAGAATCGAGATGTCGTCGATACCTGCAACCCGATCACGTTTGAGGCGGTCGAGCATCTTGGAGGTCGCAAAGCCGAGCAGGTCGAACTGCCGCATGGGCATGTCCTCGATCTGGCCTTCGTGCGCCAGCGCGACATCACGGAAGACGGTGGCCAGCTCGCGGCGCGCCTCCCGTTCTTCGCAGAACACACTGAGCGAGCCAGTCTCCGGCTCCCACGAGAAGCGGGCCGACATCGCAGCGGGTTCCTCGTGGTCGACGACATGCCCGTTCGCCACTTGCTGGAACGTGGCCGTCTTGCCATTGAAGGTCGCCGTCAGCGTGTGCAACAGCGCCGACTGACCAGCTTCGCAATCATCGTCATCACCCTGTTCGCATGAAAGATCGCGGCGCGTGAATTGCTCGATCAGGATTTGATCCTTCGGCACCTTCGGGAACAGGTCGGCAATGCGGGTGCGCAACGCCTCTTGAACGTCGACCCCAGTCTTGGGCACGACGCCCTTGGGGCCCAGGTAGTGGCTGGAGTAGTGGTCGCTTTTCCACTGGCGATGCATGACTTGCAGATGCTCTGCCTGGTCGAAGCGTTCGTCGCGTCCAGCGCCTTGCACCGGAAAGTCCTGCAAGAGGTGTAGGTACAGCGCGCGGCTGTGGCGATCGCTGGGCGCAGCCAGCACAGCGGCATCGTCGGCACGCTCTTCGTTGAGCAGGGACAAGACGGCCTGTGCCCCGTAGTCATCGTCAAGGAGCATCACTCGCTCGGCGGCACACTCGATGCTGTACTGGGCGGTCAGCGGCAATTTGCCGACAGCATGAAAGAACGCCTGACGCGACTCGACTGGCAACTTGCCCTTCGCCGCTTCCGCCAATGCTTGCAACTCCGGCAATGCCGTCGCGCTGGCGCGCTCAAGCAGATCAACTAGGAGGCCGGTGCGCGCGACCTTACGCACGAGGCTGACGAAGTTCTCCGCGTTCGGCAGGATGATTGCGCCATCATCGGATCGATGCTCACGCGTACGTTTCGGCGAAGGCTGGCTCGCCGCCGCCTTGGTGTTTTTCTTTGTTGTTGAGGCTTGGTCTGCGGGCATGGGCAAGTTCCTTTGACAAAGTGCGCGATTGCGCGAATGGTTAATCAGGCAGCTCAAAAAATGCCGACGTGAAGTCGGCTCGACGGGCGAGTTGAGTGGTGGTCAGCGCATCGACGCCTCCTGACTCGTGAGGCCGTAGCGATTGAGGCGAACTTGGATAAACCGGCGATTGACACCGAAGCGCGCGGCCAAGGCTTTCTCGAAGCGTTCCATGTCGAAGACGCCTGTGTCGCTGCCCGCCGTGACGCGCAGGGCCGTACCGGGGTGGTCGGGATCGGTGGAGGGATGGCGATGGATGGTGATGTCGTGCTCGGATGCAAGCTCTTCGACGGCGGCGATGATGCGCTGGCGCGGCACGAGCAAGGAGCCCATGAACTCGTTGGCGCGCAGCTCGGCGAAGTGTTCTTCCGTCGTTGGTTTTGCGGATAGAGACTTGGACAGATGGTCGCTGTCCGGCGTCGTGGTGCGGTAGGCGCGCTGCATCGTCGGTTCGATGTCATCGAACAACCCGGGGCCCTTACTGCCCTGGACAACCCAGCCGGGGGCGTCGAACACGGCATGACCCAGTTCATGGGCCAAGGTGCTGAGGGCCAGCAGTTCGCTGAGACTTTCCCCCACGGGCGAGATGGACACCATCGCGGCGTCGGGCATCGCGGGGTCGAATTCACAGACGCCGAATACGTGGTTGCCTTGCTCGTCATGCACGGCGTAGTCGGTGCTGACCTCCAGCGCGAAGTCGATGCCGTTGATCTTCAGGCCGCAGATCTGCCGCAGCGCGTCGAAAGAGACGGCATCGATGCTGTCCGCGACCAGCTGCTGGCGCGCGTTCGCGGCGATGCGCTCGACCTCAATGTGCTTGATGTACAGGGGGCGCTTCCGGTCGCAGCACCGGTAGTCGAGAGTCAGTACCGCCATTCACTTTTTCTCCGTCACGTTCCGGCGGTACATCCGAACCAGGTTGCCAACATCATCGCGGATGTCGGGAGGCAGACGACTGGCCTCAACGAAGGCGTCGTCGGCGCTGATACCGAGGATCTCTGCCGCCTTGCGGATCAGCTCGTCCTTGGGCGGTTTCTCCATGTCGCGCTCGATGCGCGACCAGTAGGCGGGTGATATTTTCAGCTGACGCGCAAAGTCATTCATCTGAATGCCTTTCTCTTCGCGCTTCTTGCGGATGAATGCTCCAAAGGGCATGACTGTGACCTGATTGCGTGATTAGTTAACGATGGATGATAGAGGCCAAGAGGCACCCTGTCAACTGTTTCGTTAACGCGCAATAAATACATTGCGGGCGGGCTTGATTACCCTACGTTGCCATCCGCTTCGGAAGATCAGGCTCAATATCCCTGACGGTTGCAATTCCTCGGAGCCGTCATGAAGAACCTCGAACTCGCATCTCCCTCGGAGATGAGCGCCAGCGCCCGAGCTGGCGAAATCGCCGCCATCCTTGCGGCCGCCATCGTCCGCACCCTCGTCGCGGATGAGCCAAAACAGAGAGCAGTTGGCCTTGGCTTCCTGCCCGACCAGCGCGTTCATACAACCCCCTATCAAGAGGAGAAGTTGTGATGAACGAGAAACAAGCATCCGTCGCCGCGCGGATCGCGGAGCTGGCCTGCCTGCCGATGTCCGAGCTCTGGACGGTCTGGGATCGGTATTTCCCGCGCCGCCCGGACTACCCCAACCGCACCCACGTCGAGTCCCGGATCGCCTACAAGCTACAGGAGGAGGCCTTCGGTGGCCTCGCGCCCGAGACCAAGCAGCGTCTGGAGGCCATCGGCGCGAAACACTCCAAGATCAAGTTGCGGGCCAAGCCGCGCGAGTTCGATTTCGCGCCGGGCACGATCCTGCAGCGCGAATGGGGCGAACGCGAGCACCGGGTGACAGTCACCGCCGAGGGGCTGTTCGAGTACCAGGGGCGCAATTTCAAGAGCTTGACGGCGGTGGCTCGCCACATCACCGGCGCGCACTGGTCTGGGCCGCTGTTCTTTGGCCTGAGCACGGGAGGAGCCCGATGAGCGAGATCGCCAGCACCAAGTCTCGCAAGCGCTGCGCCGTCTACTGTCGGGTGTCCTCGGATGAACGGCTTGACCAGGAGTTCAACTCCATAGACGCCCAGAAGGAGGCGGGCCACGCCTACGTCGCCAGCCAGCGATCCGAGGGTTGGATCTCTGTGGCCGACGACTACGACGACCCTGGCTTCTCAGGCGGCAACACGGATCGGCCCGGGCTGAAACGCCTGATGGCGGACATTGAGCGCGGCCAGATCGACATCGTGGTGGTCTACAAGATCGACCGCCTGACGCGCAGCTTGGCCGACTTCTCCAAGATGGTCGAAGTGTTCGAACGCCACGATGTGTCCTTTGTGTCGGTCACCCAGCAGTTCAACACCACCACCTCGATGGGGCGGCTGATGCTCAACGTCCTGCTGTCCTTTGCCCAGTTTGAGCGCGAGGTCACCGGCGAGCGCATCCGCGACAAGATCGCCGCCGCCAAGCGCAAGGGGATGTGGATGGGCGGTGTCCCGCCCCTGGGCTACGACGTCGACAACCGCCTCCTGGTCATCAACGAAACCGAGGCGGCTGTGGTGCGCCGTATCTTCGAGGAGATGCTGACCATCGGCTCTCCGACCCAGATCGCCGTCAATCTCACCGCCGACGGCATCACGACCAAGGCCTGGACGACGCAGGAGGGCCAGACCCGCAACGGCACGCGCATCGACAAAAAGTACCTGCACAAGCTGCTGCGCAACCGCATCTACCTGGGCGAGTTGTCGCACAAGGGGAACTGGTACCCCGGCGCTCACCTGCCAATCATCGACCGGGAACTATGGGACAAGGTTCACGCGGTGCTGGCGAGGGATGGGCACGCCCGGTCGGTGGAGACCAAGATCCGGTCGCGTACTGACGCCTTGCTGCGCGGCCTGCTGTACGCCCCCTCGGGCGAACGGATGTACCCGACCTACTCGCGCAAGAACGGGCGCAAGTACCACTACTACGTGTCCAAGTCGGAAAGCCGGTTCGGGGCGCCGGGCAAGAGCTACGAACGCCTGCCTGCACCGGAGATCGAGGCGGCAGTGGTGGCCCAAATCCGCACCGTGCTGACCAGCCCCGAATCCATCGCATCGGTGGTGCGCCACATCCAGCGCGACGGAGGACAGGTCGATGAAGCCACCACGGTGATGGCGATGGGACGGCTCAACGACGTGTGGGATCAGTTGTTCCCGGTCGAGCGCCATCGCATCGCCAACCTGATGATCGAGCGCATCGACCTCGTCCACGTCGGCGAGGTGCAGGGCATCAAGGTGAAGTGGCGGGAACTGGGCTGGGACGCCCTGATCGGTGAGTTTGCCCCAAGGGGCATCGGCGCGGAACTGGTGGAGGTCGAAGCCTGATGGACGACACACTGGAAACCTTCGTGCCCTTGACATTCCGCCGCCGGGGCGCGCGGCGGGTGGCCGCCGACGACCGCCACGTTCACGATGTGACGCTGCTGGAGGGGGTGGCACGCGGTTTCTACTGGCAGCACCTCGTGGACACCGGCGAGATGAAGAGTGGTTCGGAGATCGCCCGGGCCGAAGGCTTACACCCCTCGGTCACCAACGAACTGATGCGCCTGAGCCTGCTCGCGCCCGACATCCTCGAACTGCTGATGACCGGACGGCAGCCGCGCCGGATGAACCTGATCTGGTTCCAGCGCAACCCGCTGCCCGTCGATTGGGAGGCGCAACGCCAGATCGTTAAGCGCTTTGAGGAGGAGGCATGAGCAAGAAGCACCGGGGTCGGTTCAAGGGTGATCCGGTCACTTATCAACTGCCGAGCCCGGCTGGCGGCGTACAACTGGAAACCTTCGTGCCCTGGACACTGGTGAAGCGGGGCTTGAAGAAGCAGGTCATCACGCCGTTCGACCCGCCGCGGGAGTTCCTGGACGAGGCCCGCCGCGAAAAGTTGATCAAGGCTGCCGCACAGGACACCGCGTTGATGCGTGCGCTCGGTCTGGCACATCACTGGCAGCGGCTGATGGACGAGGGGCGGTTTACTTCGATCACCGAGATCGCCGAGGCAGAGGGACTCGATCTCGGTCGAGCCAGCCGGATCGCACGATTGGCGCAATTGGCTCCAGACATTGTGGAAGCCTGCATCACTGGCGTGGCAGCGCACTTGACGTTTGAAAGCGTCGGGCGACGCGCCAACCCCCTGCGATGGGACGAGCAGCGCGAACGTCTGCGGTTCCGGTGATCAACCGGCGCAGCAACTCCCCTTACCGCGCTCCTGAATCGGCGGGCACGGCACGGTGCCGTAGGAGCAGTACACGCAGCAGTCTCCCTGCTTGGGCTTGAGTACGGCGTGACACTGCTCGCACTCGTAGAACCACTGGCAGGCGTCTGTGGGCATCGTCTCGGTCTTGGCGTGGCCGCACTCGGGGCAAGTCAACGTCGACTCCAAGATCACGGCAGTCACTTTGCACTCCCCACCACGGTCGACGGATAACCAGCATCCTTGGTGGCGCGCTTGAGGGCTTCGGCGTTGGTCTTCGCATCATCGAATGTCACCTTGGCTTCGCGGCTGTCCAGATTCACGTCGGTCTTGCTGACGCCCGATACCTTGGTCAGCGCCTTCTTGACCGTGATCGGGCAGGTGGCGCAGTTCATGCCGGGCACGGACAGAGTGACGGTCTGGGTCGCTGCCCACAAGGGCGAGGCGAAGGCGGCAAATGTGGCCAGCGTAATGAGCTTCTTCATGACAACTTCCTTTCAGTAGAACCAGGGCGCGATAAGCGGGAACCCGAGCGCGAGAATCACCAACGCCACTACGGTCCAGAACAGCACCCTGTAGCTGCGGTTGACCGATGGAAGCGCGCAGACCTGCCCCGGTGCGCAATCCGTGGCCGGTCGCCAGATGCGGCGGTAAGCGAAGAAGAGCGCCACCACCGCCGCGCCGATGAACAGAGGCTGGTAGGGTTCGAGCAGCGTCAAGTTGCTGATCCACGCGCCGGAAACGCCGAGCGTGATCAACACCAACGGGCCGAGGCAGCAGGTGGAGGCGAGGATGGCGGCTAGCCCGCCAGTCAACAGCGCGCCGCGTCCGCCGCCTTGAGTTTCTGTTGGTCGATCTGTTTTCATAGGTTAAGCTTACTTCCGTACTTAAGTACGGAGTCAAGTGCCATGAGCGAACCACCTGAAACACTGACCATCGGCGTCCTGGCCGATGCCGCCGGGGTCAACGTCGAGACGATCCGCTTCTATCAGCGCAAGGGCCTGATGCAGGAGCCTGACCGGCCTCTAGGCGGCATCCGTCGTTACGGGGGGCCGGATCTGGCACGCGTGCGCTTCATCAAATCGGCCCAGCGACTGGGCTTCAGCCTGGACGAGATCGCGGACTTGCTGAAGTTGGAGGATGGATCGCATTGCACCGAGGCCCGCGAGCAGGCCGAGCGCAAGCTGGCCGATGTGCGTGACCGGCTTGCCGACCTGCGTCGAATCGAAGTCGCGCTGCAAGGGCTCGTCGTGCGTTGCTGCGCCACGAGCGGACAGGTGCAGTGTCCGTTAATCGCCGCTTTGCAGGCGGCGTGAGGCGTCCAAACTGGCCCGTCTCCGCTCTCGGTCGCCGACGCCTGAGCAGACGAAAACCGCAACCGATAGCCCTCACCTCCCCGAAAACAGCCGACGTCGGCACTTGGACGGTCAAGAGGCCAGCAGAGAGCGGAGAGAGAAAAACCGCTACGTCGAGGCTGCGGGTCGGCGGTTCGGCAAGGGTGCGGTCAAGAGGCAGGTGCCCGAAACCGCGCCAACACTGGCGTTCCGGGCAGAAAAAAGCCCAACCGATAAGGGTTGGGCTTTGGGTAAATGGTGGAGCTGGCGGGATTCGAACCCGCGTCCGCGAACCTTCCACGCCCAGTTCT